AGCGCAGACGCTCAGCGAGCGCAGTCTGACGATGCTGCGGCCGACTATACGCAAGACGGGCTCGGAGCTGTGGTTCTCATGGAACCCGCGTCGCAAGTCCGATGCGGTTGATGACTTCTTTCGCGGTCCAGCAGGGGCGCCCTCGCGATCAACTGTTGTTCGAGCCAACTGGTCGGACAACCCCTGGTTTCCTCAAGAGCTTCACGATGAGCGAGAGGAAGACCTGGATAAGCGGCCCGATCAATGCGACCACATATGGGAGGGCGGTTACGCTACCGTCCTGACTGGCGCCTATTATGCCAGGTATCTGGTTGACGCGAAAGCAGAGCGGCGCATTGGTAGGGTCGGCGCCGATCCATTGATGACGATCCGCCTGTTCGCGGACATTGGCGGTACAGGCAAGAAGGCCGACGCCTTCACGTTCTGGGCAGCGCAGTTCATCGGGCGCGAAATACGCGTCCTGAATTACTACGAGGCAGTCGGGCAGCCATTAGGGCACCACCTGTCATGGCTTCGGGAGCACAAATATCTCCCAGCCAATTCCGCGATCTGGTTGCCGCATGATGGCGATAACAACGAGTCCATCATCGACTGGAACTACAAGGCCGCGTTCGAGCAGCACGGCTACGACGTGACTGTCGTCCCCAACCAAGGGACCGGCGCCGCCAAGATGCGCATAGAGGCAGGGCGCAGGCTCTTCCCGAGCATCTGGTTCAACGAAGAGACAACGGAAGCCGGCCGCGATGCGCTTGGCTGGTATCACGAGAAGATGGACGAGACGCGACAGATCGGTCTCGGGCCTGAGCATGATTGGGCATCGCATGGCGCAGATTCATTCGGCCTCATGTGCGTTTGCTATGAGCCGCCCGGCCAAACAATCACTCACGCGGCGCCAAACAATTCCTGGGTGGTTTAATGGCTGAACGCGAGCGCATGGATGATGAGGAGCTAAAAGCCCTCATCGCCCAGGAAATCCAGTCCTCAGTCAGCTTCACCGAGGCGGAACTGTCTGGCGAACGAGCCCGCGCATTGGAATACTATCGCGGCGAGATGAAGGATACGCCGGCAGCGGACAATCGTTCGTCCGTCGTCTCTCGCGATGTGGCCGACACGATCGGCTGGATGCTCCCGGGCATCATTCGCGTGTTCTCGGCCTCTGATCGCATGGCCGAGTATGAGCCATACGGACCGAACGATGAGGAATTCGCCAAGCAGGCGACGGACTACTGCAATTACGTCTTCTGGAAGGACAACCCAGGCTATCGCACGCTGTGGGACGCCACGCATGATAGCCTGCTTCTCGGCAACGGCATTGTAAAGCACTGGTGGGACGACAAGGAGGAATGCGAATATTCCGAGATGTCCGGTCTCACGGCCGAGCAGATCGCCATCCTCCAGCAGGACCAGGGCGTCGAGGTCACAGCCCAGAAGCCGGGTGAGCCGCAGATCGTGATGATGCCCGATCCGCAGACGGGCCAGCTGGTCCAGCAGCAGATCCCCGTCTTCGATGTGAAGATGAAGCGCGTGACGCGGGCAGGGCGCCTGCGCATCAAGTGCATCGCTGGTGAGGACTTCCTCAAGGACCGCGATTCAATCTCTATTGAGGATGCACGCTTTACGGCTCATCGCAATGAGGTGACGCGCTCCGACCTGATTGAGATGGGCTTCGACAAGGCCGAGGTGGATGAACTGCCGGCCTATCGCCATTCCGGGCTTCAGGAAGAGCGCCAGGCGCGCGATCCCAACTTCGATGTCACGTCGGATACCCAGGACAAGGCCATGCAGCTTATCGAGCTGTATGAGTGCTACCTGAAGGTCGATATCGACGGCGACGGCATCGCCGAGACTGTCAGGGCCTATTATGCCGGTTCTGGCGGCTCCGGGCAAATGCTGGATTGGGAAGTCTGGGACGATGATGTCCCGTTCTCGGATATTCCTTGCGAGCCCGTCCCGCACCGCTGGGATGCCCGCTCGATCGCCGATGAGACGATGGACACGCAGCGCGTCAAGACGGTGCTAACGCGTCAGTTCCTCGATAACCTCTATTGGGTGAATAACCCACTGACTGAGGTGGAAGAGGGCAGCGTCGTTAACTCGGAGATGATGAACTCGCCTGTGTTTGGCGGGACAGTGTGGCGCAAGAAGGGCACGATGGGCACGGCGCCCATCACACCTTTGCCTATCCCGTTCATTGGCGACAAGGCCCTGATGGGTCTGGAACATTTCGACCAGGTGACGGAGAAGCGCACGGGCGTTTCCCGCTCCACGATGGCGCTCGATCCGGAGACGCTACAGAACCAGTCTGCAACGGCCAACCAGAACCAGAGGGATGCCTCTTACTCCCAGGTCGAATTAATCGCCCGCAACCAGGCCGAATTGGGCTGGAAGCGCGTGTTCAAGATGATCCTTCGCCTGCTGGTGAAGCATCAGGACCGCCCGAGAACCATCCGCATCCGGGACAAGTGGGTCGATATGGACCCGCGTTACTGGAATGCCAACATGGATGTCACGATCAACGTTGGCCTTGGAACCGGCTCGCGTGACCGCGACATGATGATGTTGAACAACATCCTTCTGACGCAGAACCAGATGGCGCTACAGCTTGCGCAGGGCGGATTTGCCGCTCAGGCGCTCGACATGCTGCCCAAGATCATCAAGACAGCGACCAAGCTGGCTGAATCCTCGGGCATCAGGAACCCGGACGAATATTACATCCAGATCGACCCGCAGACGCTCGATCAGATGAAGCAGCAGGCTACTCAGCAAAAACCTGACCCGGCATTGCAATTGGAGCAGGCCAAGGTTCAGGCGCAGATGCAGCTTGAGCAGCAGAAGATGCAGATGTCAGCTCAGCTTGAGCAGGAAAAGGCCGCCGCTGCGGTGCAAAAAGAGCAGGCGCAGATGCAGGCCGACCTTCAGGTCAAATCGGCCGAATTGCAGAAGAACTCCGAGACGGAAGCCCAAAAGCAGCAGCTTGAGTACACCAGGCTTGCGGAGGATTCGCGTCAGAGGGAATTGGATCGCCAGCATCAGATGCAAATCGAGATGATGAAGATCGAAGCGCAGCAGCAGATGCATCGCGAGAGCGCCATGCTCACAGCTCACACGAATGAGCAAAACAACCAGGTCAAGGTACAGACTGCCAAGCAGAAGGCGCCGGCCAAGTGACGCTCTACCATTCGCCGGTCAAATCGCCCATTCGCAGCCCGATCTTTGCGCCACAGGATGGTACTTTCGGCGGCCAAACGCAGGGCGGACTTGTGGCCAATCGTGGCAAGATCGCCACTACGACAAGTTCCCTGACGGCGCCATTCACTTGCCGCAAAGCCTACTGGTCGCATGGGGCTGGCGCCATCAGCAATCTGCAATTGGTATTCGTCAACCGCTATCTGTCCGCTGTCGGCACCAGCACGGCTGGCGGCGCGTTCAGTATGAAGTTCTATATCGAGTATCCGGCCAACACATTCACCGCAGTAAACTGGTCCGGCTCGAACACGGTCGCCATTTCTGCCGGCGCTCGCATCAAATCGGATGTTGTGGCTGGCCTCACGATCCCGGCCAACGCAAAATTCTGGGTCCGCACCGTGCTTTCCGTTGGCTCGGCGGTGGCTGTCCCGATCATGGAATTGAACGCAGGCGCCAATGTCCTGGGAGTCGATGACGGCAACGTTGCGGCAGACCAGGGGAATACTGGAACGATCGCAGCCACGACAGGCATCAACACATTTGGTCCGAATGCCATCATCGGTACGGTTGCGGCCGCCTCCGCGCGCTCATTCCTGATCGTTGGTGACAGTCTGGCATGGGGCCAGGGTGATGACAGCGGCGTTGGGACGCAGGATTCCTCTGGCTTTCTCCAGCGCATGCTCGGGCGCCTGGGTTATCCCTGCTACACATGGGCCAAGGGCGGCCAGCAGGCAGCGGACGTGGCGCCGATCACGGCAACGCTCAACGCCGATACCGCTTCAACCCTCATGTCCTTTACGGACGTGATTTTGCAACATGGCGTCAACGATTTGCGTCTTGGCCGCACACGCGCACAGATCGAAGCGGATTTACAGACCATTTACGGAACGGCAAGCATCACCGGCAAACGTGTCTGGAAGACCACGATTACCCCTCGCTCTACCTCAACGGATAGCTGGGCGACAACCGTCAACCAGACCGCACAGATAGACGGCAATATGGCGGATTTGAACCCGCTCAATGCCGATATCCGCGCTGGCTTGGCGAACATGACCAACGTCATCGAGGCCGCCGACGCGGCGATGTCGGCACGCGATAGCGACATCCACAAGGCGCCGCCTGCTGGCACGGCTGACGGAACGCATTTCAATTCGACCAGAGCGGCGCTGATCGCCTCCCTCTTGAGCGTCTAGGAGCCACAACATGGCAATCGTTACAGGCACCTTCACCGGGACGGGCACCAGCGCCGCAGTCGCCAGCGGCAAGGTCTATATCGACATGACCTTTGCCGGCACAGCGACGGTTGCAGTCGAGTGGCTGCTGGACGGCACGAACTGGCGCGCAATCAACAGTTACACAGCCTCTACCCAGGTGATCGTGGAGTCAGGCGGCATCCCGGTTCGGCTGAACTGCACCGCCTTTACCAACAACGTCACCTACGCCATCCGTGACAAGTAGCATCATCCCCAAGGAAGCCCAACGGCTCCTTGACGATGCAGCACTTGCACTTGCCATGGACGAGATACGGCTTGAGGCATTGCACGACCTCGCCAACGTCCAGGCAGACGACATTACTGCGGTCCTTCGCCTTCAGCAGAGGGTGCAAGCGATCGAAGACATTCGCTCCAAGCTGCAATCAGCGGCCAGTGTGACGAAGCAAGCGATCTCCCCAGCGGGAACCATCGCCTAATCAACGAGGAAAACCAGACATGCCAGCAAGCGACCTCCCCGTCGAGGGGACCGCCGAGGACAGCGCGTTGTCGTTCAACGACGGCGTGGACGCCATAGACAATCTGCTTGACGACTCGGGAGATCCGAAGCCCGCCAAGAAGGTTGAGGCCAAAGACCAGGCAGAGCAGCCCGACGAATCCGAGCAGGATGAACCGGCTGACGAAGCCGACGCAGCGGAAGACGCTGACGACCCAGACGGCTCCGAACCCCTCAAGGGTGGACGCTTTGCGCCGGATTCGGCCAAGGTAACGCTCGATGACGGGTCCGTGATCACCATCGCGGAGTTGAAGCGAAACAATCTCTTCCAGCGCGACTACACCAGGAAGACGACCGAGCTGAAGACGGAGCGCGAAGCTTACGTCCAGCAGAAGTCTCAACTGGAGCAACACGCTCAGTCTCTCGCCCAGCAGCGGGACTTTATCCTTTCGGCCGCTCAGAAGTTCATTCCGCAGCCTCCCTCTCGGGAACTGCTGAACTCCGATCCGTTGGCGTTCATGCAGGCCAAGGCGGATTACGAAGAGCGGATGCAGGTGTTCAACCAGCTTGCCTATCAGCAACAGGCCACCACGCGCCAGATGACTGAGCAGCAGGCGGAAGCCGCAAACCAGCTTCGCCAGGAGGAATCCCAGCGATTGTTGGACGCAATCCCGGAGTTCAAGGACAGGAATGTCTATCAGAACTTCTGGAATGATGCAGTCGATACGATGGCTTCGAAATACGGGTTCTCCAAGACCGAAATCGAGGAAACCCTTGATCACCGCTTCTATGTCGCGATGCGCGACCTGGTGAAGTACCACAAGGCCCTGAACAAGGCGCCCCAGGTACGCGAACAGGTCGAGAAAAAGCCCCAGATCATGCCGGGGTCTCGCCGCATGGACCCGAAGGCCAAAACCTCCCGTGAAGCACAGCAGAGAGCCGAGCAGCTACGCAAGTCCGGCTCATTTGACGCTGGGGTTGCGTCCCTCATGGACCTCAACCTTTAACGGAGCACTTCAATGGCACAGGTTGCCAATACCTTCGAGACCTACGACGCCGTAGGCAACAGGGAAGAGCTTGCCGACAAGATCTATCTGATCACGCCGGAAGAGACTCCCTTCACCTCGCTGATCGGCCGCAAGTCGGTCGCGACTGTCCACCCGGAATGGCAGACCGACACGCTCGCCACGCCGGTAACGTCCAACAACCAGCCGGAAGGCAACGACTGGACGTTCGACGCCATCAACCCGACGACCCGTATCGGCAACTACTGCCAGATTTCGGAAAAGGCGTTCATTATCTCGGCCACCCAGGACCAGACCGACAAAGCCGGTCGCAAGTCCGAAGTTGCACGTGAAACCGCCAAGAAGGGCGTCGAGCTGCGCACCGACATGGAAGTCACCCTCCTGAGCAATCAGGCGGCCTCCGCCGGTACGGGCAATGGCGCCACCAACCGCACCGCTGCGGGCTTCCGTGCTTGGATCGCCACCAATGACGATCTCGGCTCTGGCGGCGCCTCTGGCTCGTTCTCGTCCGGCATCCAGGGCGCGGCCACCAACGGCACCCAGCGCGCGTTCACCAAGGCCATCCTGGATTCGGTGATCCTGAACACCTACAACGCAGGCGGCAACCCTGATGTCCTCATGGTCTCGCCGTATGTGAAGACGGTGTTCTCGCGCATCCTTGACGACTCGGACGTTGTGCCGCTGCGCCATGAGATCAAGAGCGGCCAGGCCAAGATCATCGCTGCGGCTGATACCTACCTGTCGGACTTCGGCACCATCACGGTTGTCCCCAACCGCCAGATGGCCCGTGCCGGCGCCACCGTGGCGCGCAATGCGTTCCTGATCGACCCGAAAATGGTCCAGATGGGCGTGTTCCGCGACATCACCATGAACAAGCCCGCCAAGACCGGCGACTCGGAAAAGCGCGTTCTCAATGTCGAATATACATTGATCGTGAAAAACGAGGCAGCTCACGGCTGCGCCGCCGATCTCTTCGGCCTGACCGCTTCGACCTGATCAGGAGAAACCTCAATGGCTACTTCCTACTCTCTCCAGCCGATCGTCGTCACGGCCACGACGGCTCTCACCCAGCGCCCGTTCGCAAACAACATCTGCGTTCTGGACTCGGCCACCGGCCGCACGATCACCCTTCCGGCTTCGACCGGCAAGGGTGATACCTACACGGTCTTCGTCAAGACCTCCGTGTCATCGGGCAGCCACGTTGTTCAGGTGGCGAACTCGACGGACGTGATGTCGGGCGCTCTTGGGCTTGTCGTCGGCGTTGCCGGCACGATGGGCCTGACCGCTTCGACCTCGGACACCATCACCATGAACGGCTCCACCACGGGTGGTCTGTTCGGCTCGGTCATGCAGTTCACGGACGCCGCTCCGGGCTTCTGGATGCTCACCGGCAGCCTGAACGGTTCTGGCACGATGACAACGCCGTTCTCGGCCGCCGTCTAAACGAACCACCACAGCGACTAGGAGGGGCAGCCAAATCGGCTGCCCCTTTTTCTATCCAACCATGGAGAATTTCATGCCGAAAGGCGTATACGATCGCAATCCCGTTGCCGCCGTGGCGGAGACGACTGCACCCGAGCCCGTCAAGATGCTCGCAATGAAGCTGGAGCGGCACTACCGCCCGCTCGGCGCCTATGAAGTCGTCGGCTATCTCAAGAAGGCCGTCACCAAGAAATTCCCGGACGGCCTGATCAAGATTATCGAGCCGGAAGAGTTCATCCCCGGCGAACAGGCTCCCGCACCGTTTCCCGGCGTGGTCTCCACTGGCAAGGTCTGGGCTCAGACCACGATCAAGCTGCCCGAAGACGAAGCCAAGAGCATCGCCAAGCTCGGGATTGCATCGCGTGACTTCGACGATTGATCTGGCACGTCTCAACATCAGAGACGACGCCTGGGAATTTGTCGAGATCACAGAAGACTTCATTCGCCATCGCGCGCCCATAGAGCGGCATGCGAATGGCGATGTCGTCTACGTCTACAGAACCACGCCGCGCGCCATTGACGCGATGCTGGAAGACAACAAGCGCTCTTTCGAGGAAAGCCACGGCAAGCGCTTCGGAGATGGGCAGATCGTCGGGCGCATCCCGCTCAACGTGCTGTTCGATCCCAAGAACCAGCTTGCGCAGAAGATCCGCGAAGGCGACCGCGACCACATTAAGTGGTGGCTGGACAGTGAAGAAGCGCGTCCGTACCGCACCTTTCGGGGTAGGCTGACATGACCACCATTGCATCATATTCCGATCTCGTCACCGCCTTCACGAGCGACTGGCCTGCGCGCTCGGATATCGCTCCTGCGGCCGACACCATCATCCAGCTTGCCGAAGGTGTGGCGAACAGCAAGCTTCGCATGCGCCAGATGGAGACGACGGCAACGCTTACGCCAGTCTCGAACCTCTGCACGCTGCCGGCAGACTATCTCGAATACAAGCGCGTCGTGGAACTCGCCTCGATCCGTCGCCCGCTGTCCTACATCACGGAAGATGCAGCCGACAGGCTCTATGCCGATCGCGCTTCCGGGCTTGCCTGCAACTTCACCATTCTTGGCACGCAGCTCCAGGCTTTCCCGCTCTCAACGAACAACATCGAGCTAACCTATTACCAGAAGATCCCCGGTCTCACCTCCACCAACACGACCAACTGGCTTCTGACCGCACACCCGAACTTCTATCTGCATGCCTGCCTGCTCTATGTCGGTGAGTACATCAAGGATGCAGACCGGATTTCGACGGAAAGCCAGTTCCTCCAGAGCTATATCGACCTGATGAACTCGGTCGAGATGCGCGGCAAGTTCGGCAATGCCGGCGTGACGTTGACGGGCTGCACTCCGTGATTGTCTTCCCGCCTTTCGAACCGGACAGGACGATCTACGCGCCTGGCTCGTCCGTCAATGTCGTGAACTGCATTCCGGTGCAGGACGGCTGGGGTCCTCTGCCCGACCTGACGGTGATTTCATCCGCGCTTGCCTCTCAATGTCTCGGCGCGGTCTATGCGCGCACCTCTGGTG